GGCGTTAACATTGTCACTGGGCACCTGCATAGGCTTGCGGTTACTCCTTGGGCGGACTATGGTGGCCGTCGCTGGGGCGTGGATACTGGCACACTGTCCAATCCGCATGGCCCCCAGTTTGAATATGGCGAGAACAACCCGACCCCTCACACCTCTGGTTTCGCGGTCCTGACCTACCGGGATGGCCTGCTGCTTCCGCCAGAGCTTTGCGAGGTACTGGACGGGGTTGCGTATTTTAGGGGTAAAGAAGTTTGACTAGGCAGATCAATACCGCCGGTCTGGATTTGATTCAGGACACTGAAGGCTGCCGCCTGCGCGCGTACCCGGATCCCGCTACCGGTGGCGCCCCGTGGACGATTGGCTATGGGCACACGGGGCCGGAAGTGACTCCTACGACCATCATCACCTTTGATCAGGCCGAAGAATACCTGAAGTCTGACCTGCGCCGCTTCGAAGATGGCGTGGAAAAGCTGGCCCCCAAGTGTACTGACAACCAGTTCGCCGCTCTGGTGTGCTTCGCCTTTAATTGTGGGCTTGGAAATCTGCGCGGGTCTACCCTGCTGAAGCTGCACAACGCTGGCGACTACAAGGGCGCACAGGGCGAGTTCTGCAAGTGGGACAAGGCGAATGGCCGTGTGATGTCTGGCCTTGAGCGCCGCCGTAACGCTGAAGCCATGCTGTACGCGAAGCCGTAACGATGTCTTGGATGAAGCAGATCCTGACCGGCAGCGATAACCAGACGATGGCGATTGGCCGTGTCCTTGGGGCAATTGTGTTTGTTCTGTTTGTAATCGTCATGCCTACGGCTGCCGTGGTGACTATCGGCATGCGCCACATCAGCGCGGCGGACTGGTCTACCATCTTCGATCAGATGCGCGTATATATCCCTTCGGTGATCTTGTCGGTAGGCGGGATGATTGGCATGACGGCTCCAAGCGAGCCGAAGGCAAGTAAGGATAACGAAAATGGCTGATCCAATCAAAGAAATCGAAGACGCTTTCCATGCTGGGGAGCAGGACATCTTCCGCCTTCAGGAGCGCCTGAAGGAAGAGGCGCACTTTCTCCTCACAAAGACCGCAGTGGTGGCTTTTGTATCCGGCGTGTTTGCCGCGATTTTCGTCACACTGATCTGATGCCGATAGACCTGTCCAGCATTCTGGCAGCTTTGGGCGGGCTGGTGGCTATTTGGGCTGCTGTAGCCACCCATGAGGCTGTCAAGCTGTCTGGAGAGCTATCTGCCCAGAAAGTAGCCTATGTGCAGGCCCAGAAAGATGCACAGGCCCAAGCCCAAAAGGCCCACGATGAGGCGGAGGCCTTGTTCAAAAAGCATTCTGAAGAGGCTGACCATGCGTATAAAATCCAACTCGCGGAAGCTAACGATGCTACTGCTCGTTACATTGCCGCTCACCGCCTGCCAGCAGCCGCTAAGAGTACAGGCGGCGGATCCGCTTCCGCCCCCGAAGATCGAAGTGCCGGACTTCCTCCAGTCGTGCCCGCCGGTTCCGTCTTGGTATCCCAGCAAGACATGTATGCCTGCACCGGGGCGGCCACTTACAGCCTGAAGGCCTACAATTGGGCTATGGGTCTCAACTCGCCGAAATAAGGCGGTTGATATACCAAATGGCCTTAGAGTAGTCCTCTGAGGCGTCATTCTTGTTCCCAGCACGGGAAATGTACTTTAGCGCATTCCCTCGGCAGAACCCACGGAACTCTTCCGGCGTCAGCTTCGCCTGAATGTAGTCGATGGCCTCGATCCCACCAGTCGTATAGTGGGATGGACTGTTTACTTGGTCGCTCTCGGTGGCGACAATTCCGTACATATGGCTCTTCATTGCGAGAAGACCTTGATTTTACCGATGAACAGGGGGTTGATGGCAATCTCGCCCACGCTGTACAGGCTGGCCGCGCCATGCCCGTGGCTGTTGTCCTTGTAGATCTCATCTACAATAATGAAGTCTGAACGCGCCATAATGTCGATCAGTTCTTCCAAGCTATTTGCGTGATGATCGCCAATAATCTGGTGGACAGAATTGCCACTTCGTGAAGGCATATTAAGAGTGATTTGAAATCGCATAAAATAACCTCGCAGGCATTTCAGCCTGAATATCATATTACTGGGCGCTTGACAAACAGGGCGCACCGCCCCATGCCTTCCATCTTAGAAGGGAGTTATAATGACCAACGAAGATTTTATCAAGGCGCGTTCGGATCTTGGATTGACCGCTGCGGATCTCGCCGCAGTCCTACGCATGGGCAAGTGGTCTGATCGCACGATCCGGCGATATGAGAGTGGCGAAATCCCCATCCCCGGCCCGCTATCTGTAGCTATTGAGGCTTTGCTGGCTGGGTTCTGGCCGGAAGACTAGTGCATTTTCTTGGGGTTCCGGCTTACAAGTGCTTCTCTAGCGAAGCTGCCGGAACCCTCGGGATCCCCATCCCAATGGCTCACTATGACGAGCGCAGACATTAGTTCCTGAATCACGGGCGCCGCTTCTCCGAACAGAGCGGCGGACTCGTCATCCGCAAATACGCTGGCCCTCAGTAGCCTGAGAACAATGCTATCAGTCATCCAGAGCGTCCCCGGCCAACTTCTTGGACCAAGGATCGCCATAGGCGCTAATCAGCATCAGAACGGTTTCTAGATCGTCCAGACGGTCAGCAAGGGCCAGCACGCGGCTTGCGAACCGGGAGTCGGCGGGGAACGCCTCAAGCAATTTGAGGCTGGTGCGAATTTGCTTGGTCAGATTAGACAAGGCGTCCCCCGCCGGTTGGGATGGATCAACCCCGGTATATCACATTTGATTATGGGCACCACAAGCAATCATTCCGAGCGCGTCCGAAGATACGCCAAGGGATGATAGATAGCTGATGATCCTGCTGCGTTCTCGCTGGACATCACTCAGTCTATCGCGGCGTGACTTATCCAGATCGCGTTTTAGCTTATGCACAACCTCCCTGTAGCCAGAGGCTGAAAGGGCTTCGTTCAGGGTAGACATTTTGATTCCTTTGGGTTCGTTAAACCTAGCCGTTGGATTAGCTGGGTTCTCGCCCTCCGGGGTCGTATCTTGATGGATACATGGGGATCTCTCCTAACGGCGATCCTACCACAATGGGTTATTCTTCCAAGTCCCTATTTTCTTCGATCTTGTCGATCACCCAAGAGACGAAAAAAATGGCCGAAAAGCACGCAAAAAGAACCACCGCTAAAGTAGCCAAGGCAAAAATTGCCACCCTAGTTGGCTCATCGGCTTGAAAGATTTCTACCATTTTAGGTAACTCCTGCATCACGGCATTCTGAACCTATGGCACGCTTAATGCCGGTCAGACAGTTCTTAATGGCGCGCGGGCCACCTGAGCCGGTTCCGTGCGGCAAGATAGCCACAAGGTGCCCATTTACTTTGATCTTGATGTGCCGCTTACCGGACACAGCTTCCCACGGCAGGCCCGTCTCGTCGAGCGCACGGGCGACTTGTCTATCGATTTTCATCCTACTTCACCTCCAGCCGGTGCAGTTGGAACTTCTTGTCGGAGTGCTTTACCAGCAGGTTGATTTGCCACCGGGCATCCTCCTCGCTGCTAAAGGCAGCCTCTATCGGTCCGTATCCGCTGCCGTCTTTGTAGCAGCAGGTGATTATCCAGACGCTCATTGGTGGTGCCCCTCGTCATTTTTGCAATACTTCATCAGTAACTCCTGTAATAATCTTGTATGCCTCAAAAGCGGAGTATCGTTTTTTTCTAGTCAAAAACCGGTAATCGTCATGAAGGTCTTTATCTATGTGCTGTAGCTGCCAATCGTTTCTTTTAGCTATCTGCTCAGGATCAGTGAGGTAATGCAACCTGCACAGACCGGATCTGTTTCTATTAAGTAAATTCTTACCGCACGTTTTGCATGTCTTCATGATATTCTCATAATATATGTGGCGATGCAGAATATATTTACATTGCTACCACCACCACTCCTCTGGATCTTCCCGCTCCTGCGGCGGGAGGACGTTCGGCTTGGTCGTGGCCAGCCAGCCTGCCGCGCACAGCACGGCCACGATGACGGCGAGCAGCCAGTG